GGTTTACAATATAACCAACAAGCGGCTGATGTGGATTATCTAACAGCGACAGTATCATTTAGTTATTTAATATATGACTTTGCTAATGTAGGGTCATCAACAACAACAGTAACATCATCATAGACCAAATTAATTCTAGTCCTCAACTACTCGACTGTATAAATAGATGTATGAAAAAGACTCATAATCATCATATTATACCTAGACATGCGGGTGGTACAGACGACCCTAGTAATCTAATAGAACTAACTGTTGAAGAACACGCTGAAGAACATAGGAAATTGTTTGAGAAGTATGGACGTTGGGAAGATGAACTAGCGTGGAAAGCGATATCAGGTCAGGTACCTAGTTATCAAGTCGCTCAGTTGGCGAGAAGATATGCGCAATTAGGAAGAAAGGCTACTAAAGAAGCGAAGGAGAAACAAAGTATGGCGAAAATAGGAAATAAAAATGCGTTGGGTAATAAGGCGAGATTGGGACAACCACATACTGAGAAAACAAAAAAGAAATTAAGTCTCGCTAAAACAGGAGAGAAAAATCCTCAATGGGGTAAGTTTGGTTTGGCGAATTCCTTTGGTGGAAAGACCCATGATGAAGAAACAAGAAAACGAATAGGTGACGCCGTTAGACTCGGACATGCGAGAAGACGAGAGATACTTAACAACACGACTAAATAGTTAAATAGAATATAATGGAGTTATTATGGATTTGGAACAATTACAAGACTTGGCTGACAAGAAACTAAAGATTAACGATATAGAGTTAGATATAGAATCATTAAAGACACCTGCGTTACACAATGAGTTTATGAAACACTTAACAAAGTTTAAATTATTGTTAAGTAAAGCACAAGTAGAATATCATACACAAAGAAAACGAAAGTGGGAATACTACACTGGTAAGGCACCAGCAGAAGTATATACACTAAAACCCTTTAGCTTAAAATTATTAAAAACAGATGTTGACAAGTATCTGGACGCTGATCCTGAACTAGTAAAATATAAGCAAAAGGTAGAATACATAGAAACAGTTGTAGATTTTTTAGATAGAACCCTTAGACAAATATCAATGCGTGGTTTTCAAATAAAAAATGCTATTGACTGGAGGAAATTTACTAGTGGCGCTATTTAATTATCCCAAATATAGTCATTTAATATAAAAGATTGGGATATTATAAATAATAGTATGGCCTCTTTGATTTATCAAATAACAAATACAATCACAAACCAGAAGTATATTGGTTGGACTAAAAAAACAGCCAAAGATCGGTTTAAGGTACATTGTCAATGTGCCAAACGAGGTGATAAATCATATCTATACAATTCAATTAGAAAATATAACGAAGATAACTTTATAGTTGAAGAACTTGAAAGAGGGAATGATGATGTACATATGTTAAAGGAAAGAGAACCTTATTACATATCTCAATTATCAAAGAAAGAAAGACTAAACATTACAAACGGTGGTTATGGTGGCGTAACATCTACAAGTTTCAAAAAAGGCCAATTACCTTGGAATACAGGTAAAAAAGCACCAAAGATAGCTAAAGCAAGAAAAGAATATTGGATAGAATGGAGAAAAGAGCATCCTAATTATAAAGATAAATGGAAAGTAAATACTGTAGAAAAATTAGGTTTTACGGAACAAGAGAGAAAAGAAAGAAGTAAAAGAATATCAAAAATCAATCAAAAGAAAATAAAGTGTCCTCATTGTAGTGTTATAGGTAATTTAGCAAATATGAAAAGATGGCATTTTGATAAGTGTAATGACAGTAACTAGATATTTAATAATAGATAAAGTAAATGAAGTTTATCTTAAAATAGAAGCTGATGCTGATATTAGACGAGAGCTAGGTCAATTTTTTACTTTCGAAGTTCCTGGTTATAAGTTTATGCCTAATTTTCGAAACCGCCAATGGGACGGTAAGATACGTTTATTCACATATGCAACTGGTCAAATATATGCTGGATTGTATCCTTATATTATTAATTGGTGTAAAGATAATGATGTACACGTTGTTGATGGAACTAAAATAAAACACAACAAAGTAGATGACAAGAAGGTAGACGACTTAATCAAAGCGCTTAAACTACCACACGAAGTTAGAGATTATCAAAGAGAAGCTTTTAAATATTCTGTTGAAAAAGATAGATGTCTATTAGTATCTCCTACAGCCTCCGGTAAATCTCTCATAATCTACCTCATGGTGATCTTTAATTTATTACGACTGAAAGATACTAAACAAGACAAGATCCTGATTATAGTGCCCACTACATCGCTTGTAGAGCAGTTATTTAAGGACTTTATAGACTATGGTTATAATAGTGAAAGAAACGTACATAGAATATATCAAGGCCATGAAAAAGAAACTAATAAAAGAGTTATTATATCTACTTGGCAATCAGTTTACAATTTACCTAAGAAATGGTTTAATCAGTTTGGTATGATTATTGGTGATGAAGCTCACTTGTTTAAAGCAATGTCATTAACTAAACTTATGACTAAATTAGAAAAATGTAAATATAGAGTTGGTCTTACAGGTACCTTAGATGGTAGTAAAACTCACAAGTTAGTATTAGAAGGATTGTTTGGTGCTGTTAATAAAGTAGTATCTACAAGTGAATTAATAGAAACAGGTAAACTAGCTGATTTAAAAATTATGTGTTTAGTATTACAACACGATCAAACAGCTCGTCATTTTTTAAAAGAGAAATCTTACCAGGAAGAAATGGACTATTTGGTGTCAAATGAAAAAAGAAATAAGTATATAAGAAACTTGGCGACTTCACTAAATGGAAACACACTATGTTTATTTCAATATGTAGAAAAACACGGAAAGAACTTATATGAAACTATACGAGAACGAGCAACAGACAAACAAGTCTTCTATGTTCATGGAGGAGTTGACACAGAACAACGAGAAAAGATTAGAGAAATTACCGAGAAATCTGACAACGCTATTATCGTTGCAAGTTATGGGACTTTCTCTACAGGCATTAATATACGGAACTTGCATAACATTATTTTTGCTAGTCCTAGTAAATCTAGGATAAGAAACTTACAAAGTATTGGTAGAGGATTAAGATTAAAAGATGATAACAGTGCAGCCACTTTATATGATATAGCTGATGATATTTCATACAAAGGTAAAGCGAATTACACACTACATCACTTTAAGGAAAGAATAAATATATACAATAGCGAAGATTTCAATTACGAAATCCATAACGTGGAGTTAAACAATGGTACAAAAGATAACACCAAGTCCGATTAAAATTATCAAGTTAGTAAACGGTGATGATATAGTTTGTTCATTACCAGCTGAACAACTTGGTGAGAAGTCTCCTATGTTAAGGTTAAATAAACCTTTACAGGTAAAGTATATACCTCAATTTACTACTCAAGGTTTAAAAGACTATGTAGCTCTAATCAAATGGAGCCCATATACAAGAGACCCTATTTTAACTATTCCAAAAGATAAGATATTAACTATTGTAAATGCTAATCCAGATATGAGTAAGAGTTACAATCATGTAATTGTTACTTATGATAAGTCTGAACCTTTAGCTAAGAAAGAGAAGCCGGCGGCATTCTCCCGGGAAAGATTAAGTGATGAAGATAACGATAGAGTTAATGAAATATTTGATGAACTTGATGATAATGATTTTCTTCCTAAGAAGACTGTACACTAATAGACTCTATTCTCTGTCATCGCTCAACACGCTCAGTATATCAAAAAAGTCTGAGAAAGTCAACCCTGGAATGAGGTTAAATATAATTAATTCTAATAGCTTAAAACATTGACAATTATGATGAAAGGTGATATATTAAGAACATGAGTAAAGCAAAAAAAGAACATTACGTTAATAACAAAGAATTTTTAGAGGCTATGACAGCCTACAAAAAAGAAGTACAGCAATCATTAAAAAAGAAAAAAGACAAACCACTAGTAACTGATTATATTGGTAGTTGTTTTTTGAAGATAGCGAATCACTTATCTTATAGACCTAACTTTATCAATTATACATTTAGAGACGATATGGTTAGTGATGGTATAGAAAACTGTTTACAATACCTAGATAATTTTGATCCTGCTAAATCAAGTAATCCTTTCGCATACTTTACACAAATAATATATTATGCTTTTATTAGAAGAATACAAAAAGAGAAAAAACAAACTACTATAAAACATAAACTTATTATGGACAGTAATTATGATGATGTGGCTCTACAGCCAGGTGATGATGCTGAGTTTAAAAATCAATTTAGAGACTTCTTACAAAAGAACTTAAAGATGGAAGATACACCTATCAAAAAAGTTGAAAAGAAAGTTAAGAAGACAAGAACTAGAAAATCTACATCTAAATTATTTAACTAATATATGAAAATTGCGTTATTGAATGATACGCACTTCGGTGCAAGAAATGATAGTCCTGCGTTTTTGGATTACTTTATGCGTTTTTACAATGAGATATTTTTTCCATATCTTAAAGAAAATGATATAAAGACATTAGTCCATTTAGGAGATGTTGTTGATAGAAGAAAGTTTATAAACTTTAAAACAGCTCATACATTTAGAGAAGACTTTATGCATAGATTGTATAAAGAAGGTATTGATACTCATATCATACTAGGTAACCACGACACTTATTATAAAAACACAAACGAAGTAAATGCTATTAGAGAACTGTGTACAACCTTTGATGGAATAAAAGAACCTTGGATATACGAAAAGGCAACTACTGTAAATTTTGGGGGTACAGATATATGTCTTATACCTTGGATTTGTGATGATAACTATGACCATTCAATAAAAGAAATAGAAAATACAAATGCTGAACTTGCGTTAGGCCATTTAGAGATTAAAGGTTTTGAAATGAACGCTGGCCATATGAATCAACAAGGTTTAGAAAAGGCTATGTTTCATAGATTCGAAAAAGTTATCTCTGGTCATTTTCATAAAAAATCTGATGATGGTCAAGTATATTATCTTGGCTCTCAATATGAAATTACTTGGTCAGACTATAAGTGTCCAAAAGGTTTTCA